GTGTAAATGAACCAATAAAATATTATCTAACAAACACTGTAGGTACTTTAAACGTTATCAATAAAATTAAAACTAAAAGATTAGTAATTGCATCTACTGGTGCAGCAGAGGCATTAAATAGTCCATACGGTATTAGCAAACGTGTTATGGAAGACATTGTTCAAGATTACTGTAAGAAAAAATCTATACCTTACACTATTTTTAGATTTTATAACGTAATAGGCAGTGACGGTATACAACCTACTAATTCAGATGGTTTATTTGCTAACTTACTAAAAGCTATCGAAACAGGAACATTTACAATTTTTGGAGATGATTACACTACACCAGACGGTACCTGTGTTAGAGATTATTGCCATGTTAACGAAATTTGTAGAGCATTATCAAAAACAATTGATTATTCTACAAATTCAATTGAGAATTTAGGTCATGGAGTTGGTACTAGTGTAAAAGATATAGTTGAATTATTTCAAAAAGTAAATGAGGTAGAGTTTGAGGTAGAATTTGGGCCTCGGCGAGATGGAGACATTGAAAGTAGTGTTTTGAATAATCCTTCAAAACTTATGAAACGCATGTATAACATTGAAGAATTATTAAAGGTTCAATAAATGAAAAATTATTGTATTAAAGAAACGTATATTTCAAGATTAGATAACAAATACTTTGACGATACAGAAAATACTGACGGTTGGCAAAAAGAAGTGTATAAATTTGCCAAAGAAGTAGCTGTTAAAAATAAATTTACAAAAATTGTAGATATCGGTACTGGCTCTGGTTATAAGTTATTAGAAAATTTTACAGATATGGATACTTTAGGTATTGATCTACCTCCTACAGTTGAATGGTTACGGAATAGATATCCTAATAGGAAATGGTCAGATCTGTTTGAACCAGTACAGGGTTATGAGTTAATCATTGCCAGTGATGTTATAGAACATATTCCAGACCCGGATATACTTTTAGATCTCATAGAAAAATCTAATCCTAAATTAATAGTATTTTCTACACCAGATAGAGATTTATTAAGACCTGAATATCACAATGGTCCTCCTAAAAACAGAGCACACGTTCGAGAATGGACAATGCCTGAGTTTAGAGAATATATAGGATTAAAATTTAATGTAATTGAACATTTTATTACAAATAAGAAACAAGGCACACAGACATTATTAGCTTCAATGAAGTAGATATTTAAAAGGATGTTTGTATTTTACAATATTGCCAAAATATTTTTGTAATAAGTCTAATACTAAACCTGATTGTATTTCATCCACAGTATATTGACACCAAGCAATATGTTCGTGCCAAAGATCTCTTAATTCTGGTTCAGCAGGATTTTGCCAATCATCAATGGTATTTCTACTAGCTGCCCATGTAGGACATGGTTCCGTACTAATAACTTTTTTACCGTACCAAAATGCTTCTACAGTAATAGCAGAACTTTGACTTACTACTAAATCTGCCCAGTCAAAATCATTCCAAAGTGTGGAATATCTAGACCCAGCAGTGCTTTTTCCTTTATATCGAATTTTAACATTGGCACCCGGAAACTTAGTTGACATGTATTCTGCCCAATTATGACTTAGATCCGGTGTCCATATTTTAGAAGTCATCTTACTAGGAGCTATTAAGACATTTTTAATTTCTTTTACTTTCCATGGATGTTTTTCTAAACCTAATATTGACCATCTAGAATAAGGAATAGGTAGCAACTCTATATTAGCCCATCCGTTAACGGAATATCTAAAAAATTTCCTGTGTTTATAGAGATGGTTACCTAAATATCCTCTAGCCACATATACAGCAGGCTGACCACAAGTTAACCAACGTCTTACATCAGAAGATAATAGATCACCCGAACAAATAATTGGTATAGTTGGATTTATTTCATCTGCACTATCTAGTATGTTTACTTTATATTTTTCATTATATAAATGAAACCATTCTTTTTTATATTCCGATGCTAAAACTTGTATGTTATACATTTAATTTCACATATTGTTTCATATGCTCCCAACATAGGCCGTTTTTTGTTTCTTCGAATTTCCAATGAAACATACTAATTCTTTCCACCCATGACTGTCTGTCGGGCAACATAGGATTTTCAATCATTGATAAATCTGTGTTTGCAATTTCACTGCATTGACTACGATGAGGATCAGTGACAAATATTGGATAACCTTCTATGGCTGCACCAACAACAGGACTAGAATTATGATTGATAGCTGCCCAACAGCCTTTCAAATCATCCATTAAACTTTCATTTTGACTTAGAATAATACTGTAATCAAACTGAATTTTGCATAAGGGGCCGCCGGCCTTAACTATTCTTTTTGTCTCTTTGTCTCCTGGGTGTAGTCGTACAACAATAGGTCGATCACTATATTTTCTAATTTGCCTTATCGTTCTAACGGCCCAATCCTGGTTATCTAAATCACCCATAGACCAACCTTTATTTCTTTGCATACAAAGTAAAATATGATTGCCGTTAGTTCTATAATCTTTGATAGAAATATTTAAATCTTTGCTTATTGTCTGCCATCTAGCAGGGTTGATTTTATCGTCACAATAGATACCAGTATTAGGAAAAATTCCGTTAAAACTATATCTTAAATAATGATGAAAATTAGTAGTATCAGAATACAAAAATAAATTGCTGTCAACACCTACTACAAATTTTTTATGCATTAGCTGATGTTGAATTACTCTACTACGCAAATCACCGTGAGGAGGTTCAGGCTGGCCAGGCGCTATCCATCCTTGTATGATAGCAACGTCTGCATCGTATATTCCATAATTGTTAACATCCATGACAGGGTCGCCTATGACCCTAGCACCTTGAGCAAAATACCTTAAGATGTCAATCTTTTCTTGATTTTTCTTATTTGGTACAGAATTATGATATACTGCGATTGTGGTCATCTTTTAGCATTTTCAAAGCTGTGCCATTATTCATTTCTGTAACATGAAATTGTCCGTATGCTAAATGGCAACCCCAAGCATAACGTTCATCATCCGAAGGATATTTAGGATTTTCAATTTGTGACAAATCCTTTGATCCCATAGGACTAGCAGCATTAGTTGGTGCTAAGGTGAACACAGGAATTCCATGGAATACACTTTCAACTGCTGCTATACTGTTAAAAGTTACCAATGCAAAAACATCATCGTTTAGAGCTTCTTCTAATGTATTAGTTGTAATTCTATCACTTCTAAGTTTAGCTCTTTCTCTAACTACAATAGGGCGATCTGTGTATGTAGATATAGTTTGAATGGTAGATGATATCCATGTATCCTTATCTATTCCATAAAACTTACAAGGCTTTTCGTCAGGTGCAGCAATTAAAATTTTCCTACCATCTTTCTTCCATGGCATAAATTTTTTATTAAAATGTTTAAATCTATCACCAGACCTGGTTATTATTTGATCATGTTGTAAATTGTTTCTTACAATTCTGTGCCAATATTTCCAACCGTTAGGATTTGAACTGGTAACTTCATTTCCAAAATATCCAGTATCGACATAATAAAAATCTCTACCATCTTCCCAACACTTTTGAATAATTTTCTTTTTTAATATGCCTCTAAGAACTATAGGATCTTTACTTGAGTCGTAATCAAAATTATCAGAATTTATAGGCCTATAACCAGATCCTCTTGCAAAATTATTGATGTAATGATCTTCGCCGTTTTTACTTAAAAATATCATGTTGTTGACAATATTCTGTTAATATTCGTTCTCTATGCCATTCTTGAGAATAATGGCCTGATAAAGCAAACTCATAGAAGCATGGAGTACCAAGAGTATAATGTATTAATTTTGCATTAGGATTTTGATTATATTCTATATCTAACCAATTCCATTCAGTTGGCAATGATCCAACATCATCTTGATCAAGGCACCATGTAAATCTATGCAATTCTGCTCCTGTTGATCTTTGTATAAATTCTGGGGTAAGAATTTTATTCTTAGGATGAGAACAGTTCCACAACATAACACTTGACCAATTTTTGCAAGGATAGTTTTCGTTTTTAGAACCGAGGTATTTTGTGGTCATTTTTGTTTTGTAATCATGTTTAACTACCATTACTGCATGTTTTTCGTCACGCATATTCCATAGTTCAACTATATCATCTCTTAGAATCATATCCCCGTCTATGAAAATTGCCCATCCTTGATAGTTCATAAGATGAGGTACAAGAAATCTACTGTATATAAAATGATTGCTACCGTCAGTGTGCGTTTCTTTATAGTCTTTAAGGACATTTAATGCTAAAGGCGAAATTGCCACAGGTTGGCTGGATTGCCTAATAATACTATTAGAACACACATGAAATGCAATAGCTTCTCGCGGATCGTATCCTATAAAAATTGGAATCATTTTCTTTCAATGTCTTCCTCGATACAGTTATCTCCATATTGAATTTCAACAATACGTAGAGGTTGTGTAGTTTCATTAGCTAGCTGATGCCAAACACCAGACGGAATCCAAATATGTTGATGTTTTTTATACATGCCTATAGGTTCTAAATCTGTACTTTTATTAATTGTATATACTGATGCAACTCCCTCAGTGACAAACCAAAATTCGGATCTGTCTCTATGTTTCTGCATACTTAAACTACAATTTGGATTAATAGTTAATTCTTTTAACTTAACAGAATTATCTGGATGATGCAATACTCTATAATAACCCCAAGGACGTTCAGTCTTAGGAGATCGCCATTCTTCTAAAATCCAACTAGAACTATTTTTCTTTTTATCGCCTCCTATACCAAATTTAAAGATTACATCTTTTTCAGTCATTTCTGGTATATTATCTGCTGTGCGGTCACCGCCGTTTGCAAAGATAATTTCATCATCAGGGAACATCATCTTTACATTACGTATTGCTTCAACACTAGATTCATCACCGTCATCAAATAAGATACAGTGATCAACCATTTTAAGATTTTCTATTGTAGCCAGTCTTTCAGTAATAGGCATAAAAGGTCGACCTTTTTTTCTAGTCAACCAAGCATCACTGTTTAAACCTACAATAAGTTTATCGCCTAATGCACGGGCTTCTGTAAAATAGGCTATATGCCCACTATGGATTGGATCAAAACCACCGGTTACTAAAACTATTTTCATAGTCTTATTTACAAAGTAGCGTCCTCCATTCCGGCGACCCTGAGTTTAACAATATTAGTTAATTGCCATTGTTTTTGGTCAAGTGCTTTAGTAATACCTAACCATTTATTGCGTAATAATGCAAAATCGTTAATTATTTTTTCAAAATCTACAACGTCAGCTTCGCCCTCTACAAACTTTTCACAGTCTCTAGAGGACAAAGCTCGTTGATAGTTTTCAAGATATTTACGAAAATGCTGACTTTTCAGTCGTCGTAATTCTATGTTTAAGTACTCAAGAATAGCTTCAATTTCCTGGAGTTGATTAAAACGATGTTCAACAACTCCAGGCATACTGGCAGCGGCTTTTTCTATATTTCCTGAGAGACGCACTTCTTTTTTCGCCTCAATCAGCTCATTTTCAAAAAAATCAACTGCATCAGGTATTTCACTAATGTCTTTGCTTATTTTTGCGTACCAGCCCATGAATTAATAATCTTCTTCGTCTTCGTAATAATCTTCTTCGTCTTCAATTTCTGAATTTTCTAAATAGTAGTCAATAGCTTTATCTAATACTTCATCGTTACCGCATGCGCCTTGCATGACTTTATCACTAATACCGTAATCAGCTAATAGCTCAACATACCTATCTGCTACTGTTTCTAGAGTTTTTCTATCAATATACTCTTTAAACAAAAGCCAAACATCAGCAATATGATTTTCATTCATGATCTACAATTTCTCCAGTTTCGAGATCGATGTTAGATTTTACGTTAGGATTTGCACTAAAGTCTATCATGACTTTATCCAGGCAACCGTCCTCGTTACGTTCCCATTCCTTACGATAGAACTTTAACTCTGTACCAATCGATCCAGCGTATTTAAGTCGATTGCCATCTTTTTGTAGAAAACCTTTTGCTTCAAATAAGTCAACAAGACCACTATAGGGATTCATGCCTGTTTCATAAGGAATTTTAACCTGTACACTTTCAAATGGTTTTGCATAACGAGTTTTCATAACCTTACAGGCTGCACGAATACCTCGCACTTCGCTAATCTTATTGCCATCCTCATCCTCTTTGAGTTTGAGTTTTTTCATAGCAACAACAATAGAACTAGCATAGATGAAACCTTGTCCGCCTGAGATTTTGTCATCGGGATCGAACATGTCTTGGCTGGCATAGGTATGATTAGTAGCTACTAGGCCAACATTAAAATTACCAAACATATTAACACAATTACGAACCAGCGCCGTAAGAGCTTTAGGCTTTCTACCCATATCACCTTTAAGGTCTCCTGCTTCAAATTGATTGACATCGGTAGGAGTTAACAACATACCTAAACTGTCAATTACAAATAAGACTCTAGGACGTTCTTCCATAGCCTTATATTCTTTCATAAACTCATTAATAGTCTTAGCCACATCGTCAATCATGGCCATATTAAGTTTAAGAAGTTTTTCTTCAGAAGTATCTACACCTAATGCTTCTAACCATGCTTGATCTAAAGCATTTTCAGAGTCAACAAGTACAACATAGATTCCCTGTTGTTGTGCATGTCTAATTAGATTTCCTGAACAGATATAACTTTTGCCGGCGCCGCTTTCGCCAGCAAATACAGTAACTTTTCCTAAAGGAACACCTTTATGGAAATCTGAACTGATTAGATAATTTAAGGCATAATTGCCTGTTGATACCCAGTCGGTAGGGTCATTAAAACCTACACCTAGGCCATCAATACTTTTAGTTAGTGTTTTGCGAAATTTTGATAAATCGAAGGCTTTACTTGCCATAGCATCTCCTTATAGTTTTAATTAGTTAGGGGCACTAGGCCCCTATGAATTATGAGTTCTGTTTACGGTTACGAATCATTGCAAGAATGTCGTTAGCACGTGAATCAGAAGATGCTGCCGATTTTGTTTCGGCTTTTGGTGCCGGAGCAGCCTGACGGGCAGGAGGCTCGTCATCGTATTCGTCATCTGCTGCGGCCGCTGCTGGACGGCTGGCCTTAG